ACCCAGCAACTGCTGGTGACACCAACACTTTTATACCAGATCAAAGTAACGATGATACTATTGATTTGGGATCAATAGAACAAGGTTGGCTTTCTGGCGGTATGATAACATTAACTGCTCAGTCAGCTACTCGTTGGCACTGTGCTGCATATTTACTTGGTGACGCTACATTAGCAACTCCGTTTGAATAAGTAGATTAACATGGCTGTAAAAAAGAAATCAACTGTTAATAAAGCTGGTAACTATACCAAGCCTACAATGAGAAAGAATCTTTTTAATCAAGTTAAAGCTGGGAGTAAAGGTGGAAAGCCGGGCCAATGGTCTGCTCGTAAAGCCCAACTCCTAGCCAGCCGCTACAAAGCTAAAGGTGGAGGATACAGATAGTGACACTCAAGCCTAGCCAAAAGAGTTTAAAATCATGGACAAAACAAAAGTGGCGAACTAAAAGTGGGAAACCATCTAGTAAAACTGGTGAAAGATATTTACCTTCAAGCGCAATTAAGTCTTTATCTAGTAGCGAATACGCTGCAACTACAAGAAAGAAAAGACAAGATACTAAAAAAGGTAAACAGTTTAGTAAACAACCTAAGACTATAGCTAAGAAAACTAGATCGTATAGGAAAGTCTAATGGCTGAAGTAGAATACAAAGGTATAAAAGTAGGTGGCTCTAAGCTCCTACTTATTATTCCACTTATAGGTACAATCATAGGTGGACTCTGGGGTGGCTTTGAAGCCTATCAAAGATATTTATCTATGGAAAAAAAGATAGCTAACTTTGTATCACCTGATCTATCTCATATAGATAATCATATGACTATGGTAGAAGCAGAGCTAGGAATTATAGGTGCTGAGTTTAAAGCACTCAAAGAAGTAGACGCTGCAACTGGAGCAGTTATACGAGAGCAGATTAACTCTGTTAAAGCTATCTCTGCTCAACTCCAAACAGATCTACACGATTTACGTATGGATCTTAATCAAGATACAGCAGAACTTAACAACGCTATTGAAGTTAAGTCAGACAAGATAAACGCTAATATAGATAAACAAGAAGCACGTTTAGAAAAACAAGACTCTCGTAATCGTCAAAACATAGAAGATGTACGAGGAGTTATCAATACTTTTGAACTACGGTTTGAATCTACTATCAGTTCTTTTGAAGAGCGCATGGATTCTAAGATGTCAAAGCTAGATCAGAAGCTTGATAACTTAGAGACAGCACTAGATCAAAAAATACAACGTGCAATAGATAACCCATTGGCAGGTAACTAAATGAGTATAACGTATAGAGGCGAAACATTTGCAGGGTACAACAAACCTAAACGTACTCCTAAACACCCAACTAAATCTCACGTAGTTCTCGCTAAAGAAGGTGACACTATAAAAATGATACGCTTTGGTGAGCAAGGCGCAAAGACTGCAGGTAAAGCTAAAGCTGGTGAGTCTGCAAAGATGAAAGCTAAACGTAAAAGTTTTAAAGCTAGACATCGTAAAAACATTAAGCGTGGTAAGTTAAGTGCAGCTTACTGGGCAGACAAGGTTAAGTGGTAAGATGTGGACACCTTTAGTACTTATGTGTTCTATGTATGTTAGTACAGAATGTACAACATATGGCGGACCCGTATTTAAAAGTGAGGCAGTATGTTATGAACAGATACAAAAAGTAGGGTTGCCTTACTTAAAACAAAAGTTTCCTTCTGGTAGAATATTACAAATAAAATGTGTTAACTGGAATGTAAACAAAACAAAAGTAGATACGTAAGAAGGAAATGTAATGGCTAGTAAATTAACAAGATGGATTAATGCTAAATTAAAAAAGAAAGGCTTGTCCGTTAAAGAAGCTAAAAAGAATGCAGGTAAATATAAAAGTATTGCTGCAGCTAAAAGAGCAGGAAGTCTTTACTACACAGATAAAAAAGGCAGGATAATGATTGCTGCTTACGCTGAAGATTTAAAAGATGCACCTCCACCTAAAAAAACAAGCGCACCTAAAAAGTCACCTCGACCAATTAAAAGACCAACAAAGAAAAAAGAAACAGTTTCTAATAGACAAGCTGAAAAAGATATAGATGCTGCAAGAGGTAAAATAAAAATAGCTGAAGCAGAAGCAAGAATAAGAGCAACAAAAAAAAGAATAGAAGAAATTGATAAAAAAATAGCAGATCTTTTAAAAGAATCTAAAAAAGAAACTATTAAAAGTAAAGTAAATATATTAAATAAAACTGCACAAAGATTTAAAGATACAAAAGTAGCAGCTAAAAATTACTTAAACCGTATTGAAAAAGAATCTAAAGAGGCTGGTAAAGAACCAAAACAAATAACTGTAATAGCAGTTAAAGCTAGTCCTCGCAAAGGATATGAAAGTGGTAGAGATGATATGCAATCACTGCCTCGTTATTTGCAAGACATAAGAACTAATCCATCAGCTAGACGAAAAAAAAAATAACTAAAGCAAAAGGAGGATTAATAGATATGAGAAATAAAGGTTTGTTTAAATAACAGCCCTATTAAGTTTAATAACTAAAAGGAATATACAACATGGATAAAATTAAAACATCTATTGCAAGTATTACCGAAATAGGTATATCACTTATCACACTATCTATCGTAGCTTCGATGCTAGTCGGATCAAGTAATTTGATATTTTTAGGTGATGCAGTCGCTAACATAGTAGATCTAATTGAAATGCTAGGCAGCGCAGGACTTGCAGGACTAATTGCTACAGGAATTGTACTGTACCTATTTGGCTGGTCAGGTTTCTGTGATTGCAAAAAGAAGTAAATACACATAACGGGGTTGCAATAAAAGCAATTTTATGTTATAACTAAGTATGGTATAACTTCCGTAGTAAGTCAGACTTCCTGACATACTTTATTAAAAAAAGGAATTATACTATGCTAAAAAAATTATGGCGCAGAGCAGTAGCTGCACAAGAACGAAGAGCCAACTACTGGAAATTACAAAACATGACTGACAAAGAACTGCGAGACATCGGTGTTGAGCGTTTTGAAATTAACAAAAGGATTTATAAACAATGAAGAAAAAAAGTGGTGGCTGTGCAGGTAGAGGCATGGATGTAATGAAATTAAAAACGGCTGGTAGTACAACTAAGAAAAAACCATCTAACTATGCGTATGGTGGAATGGCTAAGAAAAAACCTGCAGCTAAGATGATGGCTGGTGGTATGGCTAAAAAGAAACCTGCAGCTAAGATGATGGGTGGCGGCATGGCTAAGAAAAAATCTATGGGCTATGAAGCTGGTGGAATGTCAATGAAAAAACCTACTGGTGGACTAAAGAAACTACCTAAAGATGTACGTAACAAAATGGGTTACATGAATAAAGGTGGCATGGCAAAGAAGAAAGCTAAGTAATGTTAGCTCAACTTATATCCCCTGTCACTGGTCTTCTCGACAAGTTTATTGAAGATAAAGACCAGAAGAATGCTCTCGCTCACGAGATAAGCACGATGGCTGAACGCCACGCACAAGAACTAGCTATGTCTCAGATTAAAGTTAATCAAGAAGAGGCAAAGTCTGGTTCTTTGTTTATAGGAGGATGGCGACCTTTTGTAGGATGGATCTGTGGAATTGCATTGCTGTATCACTTTATCTTGCAGCCTTGCATTCTATTCTTTGCTACAATGTTTGGAGCTACACTACCACCTTTACCTGCATTTGACATGGGTAGTTTAATGACTGTATTAATGGGAATGTTAGGATTGGGCGGTTTACGTAGCTATGAGAAGAGCAAAGGTATAGCTAAAAAATGAGTGCAGCAAACTTTTCTAAATGTTTAGATATGCTCCTACATCACGAAGGTGGTTTTGTAAATCATCCTGACGATCCGGGTGGCATGACAAACTTGGGTGTTACAAAAGCAGTATACGAAAAATACATCAAACGTAACGCTACTGAAGCTGAGATGAGAGCATTAACAAAGATTGATGTCTCACCTATATACAGAAGTAATTACTGGGATAGGGGGCATTGCGATGATCTACCTAGTGGAGTGGATTGGTCTGTGTTTGATTGGGGTGTTAATAGTGGAATGGGCAGGGCAGCAAAAGCGTTACAGAGGGTGGTTGGTGTTACTGCTGATGGTGCTATTGGTCCTATGACAATTAAAGCTACTCACGATATGAAACCTCAAGATGTAATAGTTAAGATGCATTCTTCTCGTCAAACATTTTACGAAAGTCTTACTACCTTTAAAACATTTGGTAGAGGGTGGTCACGTAGAAACGATGAGACACTAGAAGCTGCATTAGAAATGGCAGGAGAATAATATGGCAAACAAAACTGTAGAAGCACCAAAAGGTTTTCACTGGATGAAGTCAGGTAAAGGATATAAGCTGATGAAAGGTGAATATAAACCTCATGCAGGTGCAGTAAAGAAAGCTTCGTTTGAAGTACAGAAAGTTCACAAAAAATGACACGAGTATTAACTGATAATCAAAAAAAGTTTTTAGAAGTATTGTTTGAAGAAGCAGGTGGTAGTCACGTTGCTGCAAAAAGACTTGCAGGGTATAGTGAGAACACACCAACTAAAGCTGTAACTGATTCTTTGAAAGATGAGATAGTAAGTGCAACAACTGACTATCTAGCTCAGATTGCACCTAAAGCTGCTGTAGCTATGGCTAGAGCATTAGATGATCCTACTGAGTTAGGCATACGAGATAAGATGTCAGCCGCTAAAGACTTATTAGATAGAGGTGGATTTGGTAAAGTAGATCGTGTAGATGTTAATTCATCTGGTGGCGGTGTATTTATATTGCCAGCTAAAGAAGGTAAGAACGAATAAAACGTGAAGACTTAGGGTATTGGGAATTACCTAAACCTAAAAGAGGAAAAGAAAAACACTGGCACACTATTGCTAGAGTATCGTTAAAAACTGTACCGTTTGGTTATAAGATTAATGACAACAACGACAGACTATTAGATCCTGTACTTGATGAGCTAGAAGCACTAGAAGTAGCTAAAAAACATTTATTACAATACAGTTATAGAGAAGTAGCTCAGTGGTTATCAAGACAAACAGGCCGAAGTATATCCCACATGGGACTAAAGAAAAGAATAGACATTGAGCGAAAACGTAAAAAAACAGTTGCTATTAAACGTAGGCTTGCCCAGCGACTTGCCCAAACGCTCCAAGAAATCGAGAACCTCGAAACGCAAAAAGTCGGAACCTACTCTAGTTAAAAAAGTTGACGCTGTACCTGCTAAACCTATAGCACCAGCATACGATGTACAAGAAGCTCAAGATGTAGTCTTCAAAGCTAATGAAGGACCACAGACAGACTTCTTGTCTTCATCGGAAAGAGAAGTACTTTACGGTGGGGCAGCAGGTGGCGGTAAATCTTACGCTATGTTAGCTGATCCATTACACGGATTAAACAACTCAAACTTTAGTGGACTACTAGTTCGGCACACTACAGAAGAACTGAGAGAACTTATACAAAAAAGCCAAGAGTTATATCCTCGTGCTATACCCGGTATAAAGTGGTCAGAAAGAAAAAGCCAATGGATTTCACCTAGAGGTGGTAGACTTTGGATGTCTTACTTAGACAAAGACATGGACGTTACACGTTATCAAGGACAAGCTTTTAATTGGATAGGCTTTGACGAGTTAACACAATGGAGTTCTCCTTACGCATGGGATTACATGAGATCTCGTTTACGTAGTGCATACTCTAAAGAATTAGGTCTGTACATGAGAGCTACAACAAACCCCGGAGGTGCAGGACATCAGTGGGTTAAAAAAATGTTTATTGATCCTTCTCCATATAACAAATCTTTTTGGGCTACTAATATTGAAACAGGCGACACTATTACATTTCCTAAAGGCCACACTAAAGAAGGTGAGCCATTATTTAAACGTAGGTTTATACCTGCAAGTTTATTTGACAATCCTTATCTTTCTGAAGGTGGCGACTATGAAGCAATGCTTTTATCGTTACCTGAACATCAAAGAAAACAACTACTAGATGGAAACTGGGATGTTAACGAAGGTGCAGCATTTCCTGAATTTAACAGAAACATACACGTAATTGATCCTTTTAAAATACCTCAAAGTTGGTCTAGATTTCGGGCCTGTGATTACGGATACGGGAGCCACACAGGTGTACTTTGGCTTGCAGTTTCTCCTAGTGATCAACTAATTGTATACAGAGAATTATATTGTTCTAAAGTTACAGCAACAGATTTAGCTGATATGATAATAAATGCTGAACAAGAAGACGGAACAATTAGATACGGTGTCTTGGATAGCTCCCTTTGGCATAAGAGAGGTGATACAGGTCCAAGCCTAGCTGAACAGATGAATATGAAGGGATGCAGATGGCGTCCTTCTGATCGTTCAAAAGGCTCACGAGTGGCAGGTAAAAACGAGCTACATAGACGCCTGCAGGTAGACGAGTTTACAGACGAACCTCGCCTTGTATTCATGTCTACCTGTACAAATACAATATCGCAAATACCTGCGTTACCGCTAGATAAGAATAACTCAGAGGATGTAGATACTAAATCAGAAGACCACTTGTATGATGCTTTACGATACGGTATAATGACACGACCTCGTAGTTCACTATGGGATTTTAACCCAGCAACACAACGATCAGGCTTTCAAGCGTCTGATCCTACATTTGGATACTAATAAATATGACTGATATAAACAATTTTATGGACACAGATATTTCTTCTTCTTTAGGTGATATAAAAGATACCGAAAATTCGGATGATCCTAAATCAGGTAGTATCACACAATTAGTTGAAGACAAATTTAAAAAAGCTGAAGATGCTAGATTTGTTGACGAGCAAAGATGGATGAGTGCCTACAGAAACTATAGAGGTTTATACTCTGATGATGTAAAGTTTACTGAAGCAGAACGCTCTAGAGTATTTGTAAAAGTAACAAAGACTAAAACTTTAGCAGCATACGGACAAATTGTTGATGTGTTATTTGGTAATAACAAATTTCCTCTTTCAGTAAATCCTACTAAACTTCCTGAAGGAGTTTCAGATACTGTTTCATTTGAGACAGATCCAAATGGTCAAAAAATTGCAGAGAAGTCAAGAGAAGTTTTTTCTAAGCCTAGTCCTTTAATTACAGCAGATACAGTGCTAGAACCCGGAGAAACATTAAACTCATTGAGAGAACGATTAGGTCCAGTAGAAAAAAAACTAGAACCTATTACAGATCTTTTAAGTGAAAGTGTACCTGTTACTCCTACTTCGGTTTCTTTTCACCCTGCAATGGTTGCCGCTAAAAAGATGCAGAAAAAAATACATGATCAATTAGAAGAATCAAATGCCAACAAACAACTGCGGTTAGCTGCATTTGAATTAGCTTTGTTTGGTACAGGTATTATGAAAGGTCCATTAGCTACAAATAAAGAGTATCCTAATTGGAGTGACGATGGTGAGTATGACCCTGTAGTTAAAACTGTACCATCTACTAACTATGTATCAGTGTGGAACTTTTATCCTGACCCTGATGCAGCTAACATGGATGAAGCAGAGTACTGTTTAGAACGACACAAGATGTCTCGCTCACAAATGAGAGCTTTAAAAAAACGTCCTTTCTTTAGATCTAACGCAATAAATAACGCTATTGAACTAGGAGAGTCCTACGAAAAGAAATGGTGGGAACAAGAAATGGAAGATGACGCACAACAAAGTTCAGCAGAGCGTTATGATGTGCAAGAGTTCTGGGGTTTTGTTGATGTTGATATGTTAAAAGAACACGACATAGATATACCGCCAGAGTTAAAAGAATTAGATGAAGTAAGTACAAACATATGGATATGTAACGGACAAGTACTACGTTTAGTTATGAACCCATTTAAACCAGCTATACTCCCTTACTATGCTGTACCTTACGAGATAAACCCTTACAGTTTCTTTGGTGTAGGCATAGCTGAAAACATGGACGATACCCAGACACTTATGAATGGGTTTATGCGTATGGCTGTAGACAACGCTGTACTTAGCGGTAATTTACTTATAGAAGTAGATGAGACTAACTTAGTTCCCGGTCAAGACATGAGTGTGTATCCCGGTAAAGTATTTCGTAGACAAGGTGGCGCACCCGGTCAAGGTATCTTTGGTACTAAGTTTCCTAATGTAGCTCAAGAGAATATGCAGCTATTTGATAAGGCTCGTGTACTAGCTGACGAAAGTACAGGCTTCCCTAGTTTTGCTCACGGACAAACTGGAGTATCAGGTGTAGGACGAACTGCATCAGGTATCTCTATGCTTATGGGTGCGGCAAATGGTAGCATACGAACAGTAGTAAAAAATGTTGACGACTATTTAATAGGACCACTAGGTAAAGCATTCTTTAGTTTTAATATGCAGTTTGATTACGATACAGAAATTAAAGGTGATTTAGAAGTAAGAGCTAATGGTACAGAAAGTCTAATGGCTAATGAAGTACGTAGTCAGAGATTAATGCAGTTCTTAGGAGTTGTACAAAATCCTGTACTTGCACCATTTGCTAAGATGGACTTTATCATTAGAGAAATAGCTAAGAGTATGGACTTAGATCCTGACAAAGTTACTAACTCGTTAGGTGATGCAGCTATACAAGCAGAAATATTTAAGAAATTTAAAGAAGAAAATCCTGAAGCAACACCTGAAGCTGCACCTCAAGGTGCGCCTCCTGTAGCTCCACCTACTGGTGGACCTGCTAAACCTCCTGCTGGTGGACCACCTCCACCACAACAACCTCCTGCAGGAGTTCAAGTTCAAGATACTCAAGGATCAGGTGGAGGTAACATAGGTACAGGAACAGTTCCTACTCCGGGTGAACAAGGCTTTACAGGAAATGTACAGTAATGGGATTTAAAGTAAAAAGAATACCTTTTTTACCTGAAGGTGGTAAAGCTATAAATGATGGCATAAATCAATTCATTGATACTTTTATTGACCCTTTGTTTAAATCAAGACAAAAAGAAGACTTAGGTATTACGTCAAGTGGTAAAGAAAATCCTCCTTTTAAAGGAGAAGGTAGTCTTTCTAAAGTTGAAGAAAACGCTTTAGATAGAAGAATACTTGAAGAAATTAAAATTGATGATTTCTTACGTGGAACAGATTTAGAAGGTAAAGTTCTTACTGAAGTTGAACGTAATAAACTTATAAAAGAAAGAGCAAAAACAGTAGGTCTAGGTACTAATATATTACAGTTTTATGATCCTGTAGTTTCTAGTTTAGAAGCAATGAATATTTCTAAAACAGGAACTAAAGGAAAAAACATATTAGCTAATCTATATAAAAGATCTCCAGAAATAAAAACTGCTTCTTTACAGTTTAGAGATTTAGAAAGACTTATTGATCCAGAAAAATTATATACAAAAAAAGAAATAGTAGACATAGCTAAAGAAGAAGGACTAGACGTAACAGCAGAAGTTTATGAAGGACAAAATGTAAAGTATGGATTTGATCAAAGACAAAATTTAGATCTTCTTTCAAATTTAACAGAAGAAGAAAGAAAAGATTTAATAAAAAATATTAGAGAGACACACAATATTTCTAATAAAATTTCAGATGAAACAATAGAACAAAATATTTTTCAGTACACACTAGGTAATGATTTATACAGAAATGTTACTCCGCTAGATACGGAAACTACTAATAAATATTTTGAAATTAATTTACGAGCAAAACGAATAAAAAATATTGAGATTTCTGAAAGAGAAAATAGAAGTAAAATGCTTAGGTTTCCTAGTACACATTTTCCTGATTCCTTTGGTCACGCTAGAGGTACAATCATGGACGTTTTAAAACCTGATAACACAAAAGAACGTGTGATTATTATGGATGAATTTCAAACAGATTTATTTAAAGCAGATCAACAAATGCAAATAACTAGATTTGGAGAATTTCCTAATGCAACAGGTTATACAGTAGGAAATGTTGACTTTCCATTAGCTAATCCAATAAAAATACATGCAGACTATATAGAAAAACTTATGTATAGTTTAATGATTTACGGCAAAGAAAACAACGTATCAAAAATAATAATACCTCAAATGGATAGAATAGCAGAACCAAGAGATAAATTTGGTTACACATTAAATAAAAAAATATACAAGAGTGCAGTAAATACTGTTTTAAAAAAAATCAAAGCTGAGTTTGGTGATACAGTAGAAATAGGAAGACATAAAATTCCGTATGCTAATAGCCCTGTATTATTAAAAAAACAAATGACTGATATAGCAAGAAAGTATGGGCTTAGTGGTACTACAATTAAAAAAGATATATTTAATTTAAATAAAGAAAAATCTGAAAAACTTTTAAATGATTTTTTAATTCCAACTTATAATGAAATTAAGGGAAAAATTGGAAATGAAAATTTTATATCTATTGACAAATTAGAATCTATAGATGATCGCATAATAAACATAGTTAGTAATGGAAAAGTAGTTGACGGAGATATAGGAAAGTTATCTGGTAAAGAACGACTGCGTATGTTAAGATATCAAAATATGACTTTAGAGGATGTAGATATATTATTTATGAAGGTGCATAAAGCTCGTGAGAATAGAGAACAAGGTGTTAAGGCAGGAATTTTACCTGCTATAGATGATGTATTAGATGCACAAGATGTAGCAGCAGATATTAATCGTTCATATAATGAAGCGCATGGTTACATAGACAAAGTCTCAATGCAGGGTACTAACGCTGGACCAGAAGATGTAAACATAAACTTAGATCATGTTTTATTATTATTAGAAACTGAGCCTTCATTTATAAACTACTTAGTTCTTAATCAAACAAAAGAATTAACAACTATGAAATTAGATCACATAGATAAATTGAGAACTTTTTGGGGTAAAGATTGGGAATCTCTAGGAGTAGAAAAAGATGTTAATAATCCTTTTTATGGAGGTAGAATAGGAGATGAACACCATATTACTTCTCCTTATTATCAATTTGACAGAGGATTTGGTTCTCAAAACCAACCATTACAGGCTGCAAACGATAGTTTAAATCAATCTGCTTATTTAATAAAAAGATTCTTTAATGTAAATACATATTTAAAAAGAATGGCAGATCCATACAGACCTTTATATAGTACTTATGATGGTTTTTATAATACAAATATAACAAAACTAGGAGAACAACTTAGAAAAGTTGTATCTGATGAAGGAGGATTAGTATCTATTGAACGTCTTGAATCTAACAAAATAGTACAAAAAACAGAACTACCTGATTTAATGGCTCCAATTCCCAAACGGGATACAGATTTTTATAAAGAAATAATTTTAGCAGCAGAACGAGTAACAAAATTACAAAAACAACTAGATAAACAAAAAACTATGACACAAGAAGGAAACTTTCTTGACATATCTAAACTTGATTTTGACCTTGATACAGAGCGTTATCTTCAAGCAAGAGGGTTTGCTGAAGGTGGTTTAGTTAGTAAAGGTTTAATGTCTAGGCCTGACTACAAAAGAAAAAGCGGAACAGTTGTATGAGAGAATTAAAACAAATAGTAAACACTAAACCTGTATGGGATTCTTTCTTAGAGTACTTAGATGAAACAATTACATTAGTACATAAACGACTAGAACAAGAAGTAGATGTCGAAAAGATATACAGAGCGCAAGGTGAGATAGCTGCACTTAGACGTTTAAAATATATGAGAGATGAATTTAACAATGACGATAAAACAAAAGGATTTTACTAATGGCTATTGAACAACAAATGGAAATGTTTGGTGCAGGTGATATGGGAAGGTTAGACGATGATGGAATGACTAAAGATCCTGTAAGCGGTAATCCAATACCACCCGGTAGTATGGCTAACGAAGTACGAGATGATGTAGAAGCGAGACTTAGTGATGGTGAGTATGTAGTTCCAGCTAACGTAGTTAGATTTTTTGGTGTTAAATTCTTTGAAGATTTACGTACACAAGCTATGCAAGGATTAGCTACTATGGAAGCTAATGGTAGAATAGGGGGTCAACCTGTACCTGCAGAGATGCCAATGAAAGATCAGATGGCACAGAGTCAAGCTCCTATGTCTGAGAATGAAATGGAAATGTTACAAAGTATGATGAACGAAGGTGGTTACATACAAGGCTACTCTCATGGTGGTAGTCACGATAACTCAATAGATTTTGAAAATCCATCTAATTATCCTTTTGATCCTTCAGGGTTTTTGACACCGGGTGGTAGTTATATGACTAACCCTAATCTTACACCTGATCCTAATGCACCACCTCCTCCTACTACAACGCCAGAACCAGACCCTGAGTCAGGTATTAGTTTTGTAACTATGGTTAATCCTGCTACTAATGAAATACAAGTAGTGCAGTTCATGGGTGGTAATCCTGTAGATCCTAATGCGTATAATGCACTATTAAGTAATGGATTTTTTATACAAGGAAGTCCTGAGTTAGATGCATATAAACAACAACAAGATAGCGATGATAACGAAGTTGATACAACTACTCGTCCTCATCC